TGAAAACTTACCATGGTTTTTACAACAAGGTATCGTAGAATGGAACAAAGGTAATATTGAACTAGAGAATGGATCCAAGATATTTGCATCGTCAACGTCTGCATCATCTGTAAGGGGTATGTCTATTAACCTAGTATACTTGGATGAGTTTGCATTCGTACCTGCAACAGTACAAGACGAGTTCTTCTCGTCTGTGTATCCTACTATTTCATCTGGTAGAACATCAAGGGTGCTAATAACATCTACGCCAAACGGCATGAATATGTTTTACAAACTGTGGCATGATGCAGAAAAGGGAATGAATGATTATGCAACAGTTAGTGTTAACTGGTGGGACGTTCCTGGTAGAGATGAAGCGTGGAAAGAAGAAACAATACGTAATACATCGGAGAAACAATTCGCGGTTGAGTTCGAATGTGAATTCTTAGGTTCATCAAACACATTGATTGATCCTAACAAACTTAGAATGATGGTATATGATGAACCAATCAAACACAACGACAGTTTAAAAATTTTCCATGAACCGCAACCTAATCATATCTATGCAATTGCTGTAGATACAAGTAGGGGCGTAGGAAACGACTACAGTGCATTTGTAGTTGTAGATGTAACAGAAGTGCCTTATAAGGTAGTAGCTACATTTAGAAACAATACAATAGCACCAGTATTATATCCAAAAGCAATTTACAATGCGGGCAGAGCATATAACAATGCATCTGTTCTAGTTGAAATTAATGATATTGGACAGCAAGTTGCTGATATACTACATCATGATTTAGAATACGAAGGTCTTATAAAGGCAGTCTGGAAGGGTAGAGCTGGACAGATTTGTGGTGGAGGCTTTGGCGGTGGAGATAGCCAACTAGGGGTTAGAACAACATCATCTTTAAAAAGAATAGGTTGTTCTATGTTAAAAACAATTATTGAAAACGATAGATTAGTTATAAATGATTTTGATATATTATCTGAACTGACCTCGTTTGTATCAAACAAACGAGGAACAAACTATGAAGCTGAAGAAGGAATGACGGATGACCTTGCAATGTGCTTGGTATTATTTTCATGGTTAACAGGACAAGATTACTTCAAAGAACTAACCGACATCGATATCAGAAAAAATTTATATGAACTCAACCAACAAGCATTAGAGGATGAACTTGTGCCTTTTGGTTTTATAGATAGTGGTACAGATGATAGTTGGGATGAAGACGATGAGTTTAGAGGCGGAGAGTTAGTTAAGTCTTGGGATTATGATTATGACAGAGATCAAACTTTCTAAGAGTCAGATTTAATAAATATATCGAGAGCTTTATACACTATTTTAAATAAAGGAGAATTGAGATGCCATTTCAGGTCAGTCCAGGCGTAAATGTATCAGAAATAGATCTGAGTACTGTTGTACCAGCTGTTTCGACTACAGAAGGCGCAATTGCAGGGGTTTTCAAATGGGGACCAGTAGATACTCGTGTTCTAGTCGACAGTGAAGAAACGCTGGTAGCTAGGTTCGGGGATCCGAAACCATTTGCGAACGGAGATCTGCTAAATTCAGAGACATTTTTTACCGCAGCTAATTTCTTAGCATACGGTAATAAATTGTATGTAACACGTGTTGTAGACACTGGTGCACTAAATGCTGCAACAGATGCAAATACAGCATTAATCAAAAATGATGATTTAATTGACAGCGTAACCGTACCAGCTGGGGGACACTTCATAGCAAGATACCCTGGTTCTTTAGGTAACAGCTTAAAAGTATCAGTGTGTGATTCTGGTAATGCATATAGCATTGCTTTAGGCACAGGTATTACTATTAGTTCTGGTTCTAATACTGCAACTGTAGTTGAGGACGTAAGTTCTAAAATCCAAGTCGGAGATAGATTAAGATTTGGTAATACAAAAATTGGTACATTTGATTTAGAGCTATCTGCTATTTCAGTAGACGGTCAAACATTATCTTTCAAAAACAAATACACAGGGTCCGATGATCTTTCATCTTTTACAGGTGCAACAAGATATTGGAAACACTTTGACTTAGTCAGAGCAGCTCCTGGAACATCAGCTTTTGCAACAGCTAAAGGTGGTGTGGGTGATGAAATTCACGTAGTTGTTCAAGACGAAGATGGTGATATCACAGGTGTCAAAGGAACAGTTTTAGAAGTATACGAAGGCGTATCAAGAGCAACAGATGCTAAAACAGAAGTTGGCGAATCTAATTATTGGATCGATGTAATCGAAAGATCCTCTGGTTGGATTTATGCAAAGAATGCTGCATCGTTAGCTGCTGACACAACAGCTGCAACAGCAACTGCATTAAGCTCTAGCTTAGCAACATACCAATCAATGAGCGGTGGTGTTGACTCATCTAACGAATCTTCTATCGCATTAGGCGAAGTAGTAGCAGGGTATGACTTATACAAATCTGCAGAAGACGTAGATATCAGCTTAGTACTTCAAGGTAAGGCAATAGGTGGAACACACAAAGTAGGCCTTGCTAACTATATTAGAGACAATATTTGCGAATCAAGAAGAGATTGCGTAGGGTTTATCTCTCCAGACAAAGATGACGTAGTCAACAATGCTGGTGATGAACACACAGACGTAGTA